TAAGGAGCAGCTTCGCTTCGTCTTGTGGTTCTACGCCATCAATCCCGATGGCACATGGAAGTTCTCGGCCGGCACCCTGCGCCGGGCCAAGGGTTGGGGTAAGACGCCCCTGTTGGCGTCCCTGGCCATTGTCGAGTTCATCGGCCCTTGCAGGTTCAGCCACTTCAATGCTTTCGGACTCCCGGTAGCCAAGCGGGTCCCACTTCCTACGGTCCAAATCGGTGCGACCGCGTATGACCAAACTGAGCAGACGCTAGAGATGATCCGAGGAATGCTCTCGGAGAGTCCCGCCGAGAAGGAGTTCAACCTCGACATCGGCAAGGCCACGATCCAGTTCAAGTCTGGTAAGCCCGGCTCCATCAAGCCGAAGGCGACTGCCGGCCGAACCAACGAGGGTAACCGCCCGACCTTTGCTCTGATGGATGAGGTTCATCACTGGGTGGGCTCGAATGGCGGCCCCGACTTCTACCAGACCATCAAGCGAAACATCGAGAAGACGACCTCTGCCGGTTCGCGTTGGGTCACAACGACCAACGCCTACAACCCGAATGAGGACTCGGTTGCTCAGCAGATCCACGAGTCAGAGATGGTCCGTGCGGGCTACTGGCTGTACGACTGCATCGAGGGCCTGATCGAGCAAGACGAGCTGCGGGACGCAGAGAGGGTCAGCCAGGCCCTCATACAGGCATACGGCGACGCGACTTGGGCTGACATTCCCGGCCTGACTCGAACGATCCTCCACGACCGTACGACGCCTGATTCGACCTACCTGCGCTTCTTCTTCAACACCATTGCCGAGTCTTCTGACGGCTGGATGTCCAAGTCTGAATGGGACGCGTGCCTCAACGAGGGCGATCCCATCAAGCCCGGTGATCAGATAGCCATCGGCTTTGACGGCTCGATCCGCGGTGACGCGACGGGCCTTGTCGGGTGCCGTCTCCGAGACGGGAAGCTGTTCGTCATAGGAGTGTGGGAGAACCCACGGGACCCCAATCAACCTGACTGGGAAGTCGACGTTCTCTCTGTGGAGGCCGCTGTTAAGCGGGCCTTCGAGACCTACCGGGTTGAGTGGATGTACGCCGACCCGCCTTACTGGCAAGAGAACATCGGTCGTTGGGCTCTCGAATGGGGCGACGACTACGTATTCGAGTTCTGGACCAACAAACCTACCCGCATGGTTCAGGCAGTCGAGCGATTCCGTACCGCTGCGATGGTCCAAGACCTTCTGCACGGCGGAGACGAAGACCTTACCCGCCACGTGCTGAACGCCGTGGTTCGGGAAGTGCCTCAGGGCTTTCTCATTACTAAGGACTCTCCGAGGTCCAAAAAGAAGATCGACCTTGCGGTGTGTTCAGTTCTCGCATTCGAGGCGAGGGCTGACGCCATCGCGGATGGGCGGCTTAAACGACGACGATCTAGGGTGGTTGGATTTTGATTGCATCCCCAACAGAGGTACCAACGGGCAGTGCGCCGACCACTCCACCTCAGTGGATCGACTGGCTTTACTCGAAGCTAGGTGTGCGGAGAGCTAGGTATCGGAAGTATGGCGAGTACTACGACGGCAAGCACCAGCGCCTCATGTTCTCGCAGGGCCGGCACTTCGACCAGTTCAACCAGACCTTCGAGACGTGGCGAGACAACTTCTGTGGTCTCATCGTCGACTCGGTGAATGAGCGGCTGTCCGTGGACGGCTTCCGCATGACGGACGAGCCCGACGCCGACAAGGACGCTCGGGATATCTGGCAACGCAACTGCATGGACGCGGAGCACAACGCGGCCCAGCTCGATGCGATGATCCAGGGCGTCTCTTACGCCGTGGTGTGGGCCGACTCTGACGGCTTCCCAACCATCACCATGGAGTCTGCTGAACACGTCATCGTGCAGTACGCGCCTGGCTCCCGTCGAGACATCGACGCCGCGGCCAAGTTCTACTTCGATGACTGGGGCCGGGAATGGGTCACCCTCTGGCTCCCTGACGCGGTGTGGACGTTCGCGCATGGCACCTTCGGATGGACCGAGGGCAAGCAGGCCCCCAACCCCCTGGGCATCGTCCCCGTAGTGCCGATCAGCAACCGTGCCCGGCTCCTGCGAGATCCGGTCTCAGACCTTCACGTAGTCATCCCGATCCAGGACGCCATCAACAAGACGACTGCTGACGCCCTGGTGGCGTCGGAGTACGCGGCATGGCCTCAGCGGTACGTCACCGGCCTGGAAATCGTGGAGGACGACCAGGGCAACCCGGTTGAACCCTTCAAGGTCGCTGTCGACAAGCTCTTGCAGGCTGAAGACCCTGGCGCCAAGTTCGGTCAGTTCGAGGCCGCAGACCTCGGCAATTACGTGACGTTGATCGAGATGCTTGTTCAGCACATGGCCAGCATTTCCCGCATCCCATTCCACTACTTCCTCAACGGCGGGACTGTCCCCTCCGGCGAGTCGATTACCGCTGCGGAGGCTGGACTCATCGCCAAGACAAGGGAGCGAATGCTCCACTTCGGTGAGGCATGGGAACAGGTCATGCGGCTTTGTTTCAAGGTCATGAAGGACCCTCGCGCCGATGCTTACTCGGCAGAGACCATCTGGAAGGACCCCGAAAATCGAACAGAAGCCCAACACATGGATGCTCTCCTCAAACTCCAGATGATCGGAGTCCCGAGGGATCAGCTCCTCTCCGACGCGGGTTACTCCCCGCAGCAGCTTTCCCGCTTCGCGGACATGAGGGAACAGGACGCCAAATCCGCAATGGAACTGGCGAAGAAGTACCCGATGCCCCAGCAGGACCCTGCCGGCCCTCCCGGCATGAAGCAAGACGCCCAGAAGGCGGCCCAAAAGCCTCCGCAGGGCAATCACGGCAATCAGGCCCGTAAGTCCGCCTGATACTCCACGTTTTACGCAGGCTCCCGGAATGGGGGCCTTTTTTGATGCCGCCGAAATGGATGGATCGCATGACTGAGATGAACAGCAACGAGAACAACTCCACTGAATCCACGGGGAACGAAACGCCTCCCGAGGCTCCGGATGTGGCCTCTCTTCAGGCAGAGGTCGACAAGTGGAAGGCACTGAGCCGTAAGAACGAGGACCGATTCAAGGCGACCTCGGCTGAACTGGACCAGGTCCGCCAGGCTTCCCTGACCGACGCAGAGAAGGCACTCGAAGCCGCAAAGGCTGAAGGTCGTAACTCCGCACTCGCGGAAGTCGGTATCCGCATTGCAGACGCTGAGCTTCGTGCGAAGGCTGCCTCTGCTGGCGTGGAGCTTCCGTCAGCGGAATTCCTCAACATGAGTCGCTTTGTCGGCTCTGACGGCTCCGTGGATTCAGAAGCGGTAGCTGCATTCGTCTCGTCACTCCCCCAGCCGGCCGCTGGCCCTGCATTCCGACAGGACATCGGCCTTGGTCGTCAGGGAGGCCAGGCCCCCGGTCAGCTCACCCGAGACGACCTTTCCCGAATGACCCCGAGCGAGATTCAGGCTGCCCGTAAGTCGGGCAAGCTCGACGCGCTTCTCAGGGGTGAAATCTGATCTACCTGTGAGGTAACGCATGGCTCTTAACACCACGGCTGGTACTGGCTACCAGGCTGCTTCTGGGAATGTCTTCATTCCCCAGATCTGGACTGCCGAGCTTCTGGCAGACCTCGAAGAGAATCTTGTTCTCTCCTCGGCTACCGTGACGAACCGCCAGTATGAGGGCGAGTTTCGGCGCGAAGGCGACACCGTCCACATTCCGCACTTTGTCAACGACCAGGTGACCGATAAGGGCCTGGTTGCTGCGTACGGTTCCATCGCGGCTGCGGACCACGCTTCCCTTGAGTACATCGACATGAAGGTTTCTAAGGGCAGCTCGTTCCACATCGAGGTTGACGCGCTTCACCAGCTCCAGACCAAGGCAGGCATTGAGCTGATGTCTGGGCTCATCGCCCAGCGTGCTCGGGCACTGGCTATCAAGGTCGATGAGATGGTTGCCAAGACCCTCCTTGCTGCGATCCAGACCAAGGACCTGAACGGCAACGCGAACGTCAACGCCACCGTTTCCGGCCTGCCGGCCCTTCACGGCACGATCGACGCCATCACGGACGCGCCTACCGGCGCCAACACCACCGGTGTTGCCGCGAACCGGCTCCTGTCGGTCTACGACTACGTGGTCTCCATGCTGGAGAACCTTGACATCAAGTCGGCTCCGCAGGACCGATTCCTGTTCATCTCCCCGCGTATGCGGTCCCTGCTTCTGCGCGACCCGAAGTTCATCGACGCGGCGCACTACGGCGGCACTGCGGTGATTCCGACGGGTGCGATCGGCACCATTCTGGGTGTCCCGGTTCAGGTCGCTCCGACCCTGGGTTCCCACACCCGACCGAACAACGCTCTGATCAAGAAGGGCAACCAGACGTTCACCACGGTCGATCTCTTCATGGGCTCCACCGACGCTACGTCTGTCGTTATCCCCTTCGCTCAGATGGAGGCTTACAAGCCCGAGGCGAAGTTCACCGACGCGATCAAGTCGCGTGTGGTTTACGACGCCAAGGTCATCCGGCCCGAACAGCTCGTAGTGGCTACGGGTGTTGAGGCGGCCATCACCGCTCACAACGCCTCCGTCACCTCTACTCAGATCGTGGAGTGAGCCAGTGGCCTTCGTTACCACTGAGGACGTGACCGCCCGTCTCGGGCGGCCCGTCGCAGACGACGCGGAGGCCGCCAGGATCACCGCCTTCATTGAGGACGCCACGGGGTTGGTAAGTGACTACTGCCGGACAGATTTCCAGCAGCACACTGCCGAAACCGTAGAGCTGGTGGTGGAAGGGGGCCGGGTAAGCCTGGCCCCCTCCTTCTTCCCCAACTTGGTTATCTCCTCGATCACCCTGCACTACGAGGACGGGGACCAGGCCCTCACTGCTGATGCATGGGCAGTACGGGGCTCCACGCTGTACGTCACCACAACGTCCCCGTACATCAGGGCCTCGGTCACCGCTTCATGGGGCTGGCCCACAGTGCCGGCCGCGGTGAAGGCGGCTGTCTGCTCTGAGGTGATCCGGTGGTTGAGCGTCAGTCCTGGCACGGTCATGGAGAAGACGGGAGACCTCGAAGTCCAGTACGCGGCCACCGCGTACAACTCGGGCCTGAGCGAGGCCGCTAAGTCGATGCTCCCCAGCAAGTACCGCAAACGCTTCGCGTCGATCTCCCTCAGCCGACCCGACACGCCGGAGATCCCATGGCGCTCTTCAACGACCACATAACCGTCTACCGCGCCCAGCTCGTCACCGACGACTACGGCAAGCACCGCGACTGGGCCAACCAGACCGAAGTGTGGTCCGGCATGGGTGCCGGCGTCCCCTACCGGCGTGCGTGGAAGGCAGACGAGTCCTCCCGAGAGACCGCCCTCAACAGGGCGACGCTCTACCTCCCCGGCGATGTTGATGTCGATTCCGCTGACCGAATCCAGTTTCAGGGAACCACATGGCATCCCGAGGGGGAGGCGTGGAGGTGGAGGCTCGGTTCCCGCCAATACACGATGCTCGACGTGAGGATGGTGACTAAGTAATGCCGAAGCGCGGAAAGCAGTACACCAGATCCTCAAACG